ATCAATTTACTTGGGGATAAGCTAAAAGAAGCCACAACGGTTGTGAGGGTTAGAAACTGTAAGGAGAAGGTTGACAGTCTTTTGATAGACGGTCAGCCTTTTTACATTGTGGATAACCCAAAACATACCAACGGCATGACTGTTTTCTATGTAAGTGAGGTAAAGAATGGCTGATTTAACCATCAGGGGAGCAGAACCATTGATCCATGCTTTGCAAACTGCTGCTAACAACACAGCTCATAAAGCTATTGTCAAAAAATTTGGTGGCAACCTACAAAGTTCAGCCAAAAGAAAGGCAGTGTTTACCAAAGGTTACTCTACAGGAGCAACTGCAAGAAAAATTGGTCTTGAAATAACCAACGGTGGATTTTCCGCCAAGGTTGAAGCTGGTACTGACTATTCTGGCTACCTGGAAAAAGGGACACGGAAAATGGAAGCACAGCCATTCATGAAACCAGCACTTGATGAGATTGAACCGCAATTCATAGCGGAATTAAGGAGGGCTGCAATTGTTAAATAAACAACCAGACCAACAAATTCACGATGAATTGATAAAACGGTCAGAAGCATTGGGACTGCCAGCTTATCCGTTTCTACCTGATGAGGGGACACCGTACCCATTCATGGTGGTTGCATACACTCATATTGTGCCACAGTCTACAAAGTCCTACTTGATAGGCACATTGTCAGCACAAGTTGATGTCTGGGGAAAAGCTGAGGACAGAAAGCTGGTGTCAGACTGGATTGGGAAGCTCATGAGAGAGTTTTCCACAATCAAACAGATTGGCAACACAAGTTGGTCAATGGATTTAACCAGCCCCACAGAAATCATAAAAGACAACTCTACTCAAGAATTGCTCTACCATGGCATTCTTGACCTTAAATTCAAATTTCACTAGGAGGAATTAACAAATGGCGAAATATGGTAAAAATAAATTTTTGATGTTCCGCAAATTGGGGGACAAAACAGCAGCGGCCAAACTGGCATTGCAAACTGAACATTCTTGGAACTATGAGCGTTCAACTGATGTGACTAAGACCAAAGATGGTGCAGTGTCATCTGATGGCGGTCTTGAAGTGACTCTCTCAATTGAAGCAGTTGCTTCAGCTGATCCAGTTAACAAAATGTTGAAAGACTCAGTTATCAACGGTTATGTTTTGGAAGTTTGGGAAATTGACCTTGCTGGTCAGAAGTCTGACTCAAAATATCCAGCACTTTATGCGCAAGGCAAACTTTCAAGCTGGGAAGTTCCAGCAAATGTTGAGGACTTGGAAACAATCTCAACTGAAATGACAATCAACGGGAAACCAGTTGAAGGCAATGCAACATTGACAGCTGGCCAAGAAGCAGCTATTCAATACGCATTCGCTAACACTACTGACATCTTAGACTAAGAGGGGAAATTCCCCTCTTTTATTTTTTAAGGAGTAAAAAACATGAAACAAATTGAAATTAACGGCAAAAAGTATGACTTGAGCTTTGGTATTGACTTCATCCGAGAAATGGACAAGCGTTATGAAGTTTCAGGAAATGGGGTCAAATTCGGTATGGGTATTCAGTCAGCTGTTATCTACTTACAAGACTTCAACCCAGTTGTCATTGCAGACATCATCTTGTCAGCTACACACACGCTCAAATCAATCCCAAGCATTGCTGACATTGAAACATGGATTGAGGAGCAGGGTGACAATCTTGAGAAGGTCTTTGATGATTTTTTATCTGCCTTAAAGAATGCACCAATGACCAAGCTAAAAGTCACAAAAATGCTGGAAGCAATGAAGAAACAAGCCAAGTAAAAACAACGGTAGCCAATGACTCACAGGAAATCTATGAGGACATGATGGCTACCATTTTAGGCTTGTTTGGTGTGACAGATTTTGCTGAAGCTGGAAGAATGACCTTGCATGAGTACAGGCTCAGGAAACGTGGTCATTTAATGCAAGAGTTAGAACGTGAAAAGGACTTGTATTTGCAAGCTTATCTGAACCGTCTTGTGAAAGCAAGAGAGAAGAACGGTAAAGAGTATGTGTTCAAGGAGTTTAGCGACTTCTATAACGAGAAGAAGCGGAAAAATGATGTCCTTGGGAAAAACTTTGCTACCCCGGTCAACAGCAATCTGATTGCCATTGCCAAACGTATGAAGAATTATGAGAAAGGAGGTTACTGAAAATGTCATCTTACACAGTAGAAGCCATATTGACAGCCAGCACATCCCAATTCACTGCTGGAATGCGTGAAGCTATGGAGTCAGTTGAGAAATTCAAAAGCACAACAACTTCACTCAGTGCCATTGGTGACGCATTTATGGATGTAGGTAGTGCCTTGACTGCTGGAATTACTGCACCAGTAGCGGCAGGGGTTACCGCCATCATCAAGTCCTATGCGGACCTTGAACAAGCTGTCGGTGGTGTTGAAACTTTGTTCAAAGACTCAGCAGCCACAGTGATTGCTAACTCTGAAACTGCCTACACAAGGGCTGGTGTTTCTGGTGTGAAATACATGGAACAGGTAACATCATTCTCTGCAACGCTCTTGCAAGGCTTGGGCGGTGATACTGCACAGGCTGCAGCTTATGGTGACAAGGCTATTGTCCAAATGGCAGATAACTCAAACAAGATGGGTACCGCCATAGGCGATATTCAGAACGCTTATCAAGGATTTGCCAAAGACAACTACACCATGCTGGACAACTTAAAACTTGGTTACGGTGGTACACAGTCAGAAATGGCACGTTTGGTCAATGAGTCTGGTGTATTAAATGGGACATTTGAAGCAACAGCTGAGAATGTCAAAGATATTCCATTCCATACCTTGATTGAAGCCATAGGGATCACACAGGACAGGCTAGGAATTACTGGAACAACTGCCAAGGAAGCAAGTGAAACTGTTTCAGGATCATTCCAAGCCATGGTTGCCGCTGGACAGAACCTTGTGGCTGGTTTTGGTGCTGCTGACGCAGATGTCAAGACCTTGATGAACAATCTGAAGTCAACGGTTGAAATATTCGTACAGAACATTAAGCGTGTCCTGAAGAACATTTGGGATAACTTGCCAATGGCTGAATGGCAGAAGTGGGTTCTTGCTATTGCAGTAGGTGCTGGACCAGTCTTGCTGGCAATTGGTGGAATTATCAAAGCTGTCAGCGGCATTGGCAGTGTCTTCAAGACAGTTGGAGCAGTCATGAGCAATCCTTTTGGTTTGGCTTTAGTTGCTATTGCTGCACTTGTTGCTGGTTTCATCTATGCCTATAAGCATTCAGAAACATTCAGAAACATAGTCACTTCAGCGGTTGAGTCTGTCAAGAAGAAATTCAATGAACTGAAAACAATGGCACAACCAGCGATTGACGCAATCGTGAACAGTCTTAAAAAGTTAAATGTTGGAGCATTCGCACCCCTTATTGCTGGCATTGGGGTCGCTCTTGTAGCTTTGAAAAAACTGACAGGTTTTAAATTCACCGCTTTCAAGTTCCCAGCTCTTCCAAATCCATTCACTAAACTGGCTGGGTTTGCTAAGTCAGCAGGGTCAGCGGTCAAAGGAGTCTTTTCTGGACTAGGGAAGTCGATTTCAGCTGTATTCAAAGGCATTGGTAGTTCTATTGCAACGGTTTTCCGTGGCTTGGCTCAGTCAATTTCTATGTTGAACCCAGTTGGTGTTGCTTCATTTGCTTTGGGAGTCGCAGCAGTGACAGCCGCTTTGGTAGCTCTCAGCTCTATCCAAGGGATGGTCCTTCCATTTCTTCAAGGTTTGGCTGATATTTTGGTCAGCCTTGTTGGTGGAGTTCTTCAATCCTTTGCAACTGCACTCATCACACTTCAACCAGTCATGCTCACCATTGCAACTGCTTTGTCAATGCTGTCACCTCTAATTGTGGCAGTTGGTCAGGCATTTGCTGCAGCTGCTCCATTTGTGACGGCACTTGGAGAGGTAGTGACTAACATTGTTTCTGTAATCGTTGAAGCTTTACCGTCAATCATCACAGCTATTTCTGGCTTAGTGACAGCAATTGCTGGAGGAGTTGCCCAAATAATCACAGCAATCACTCCAATTGTTCAAATTATTTCTGATACATTTGTCCAAGTTGTTACAGTGATTACTAATGCTATTGTTTCAATTGTTGAAGCCCTAGCACCGTTCATCCCAAGCATTACAGAAATGTTCAGCACGATTGTCACAGTAGTCACTCAGGCTATTGTTCAAATCGTTCAGGCACTGGCTCCATTTATTCCAGAATTGACTGCAATGGTTCAAGCTGTTGCTCCAGTCCTTGAAGGAATTGTGAGTGCTTTCGATAATCTGATCAGCCAAATCAGCCCAATTATTGACTCAATCACTAAGCTATTCAAGACACTAGGAGAACAAATCAGCTCCATTCTTGAAAGTGCTGGCGGTGTTATAGAGTCATTTGGTTCATCTGTCCGCAATATCCTTGACGGAATTGCTGGCATTTTTGAAAGCATTGGTAATGCAGCCAAGAACGCTGGCCAAGGAGTGAAACTCATGGCACAGGGTATCAAAATGCTAGTTGACCTCAAACTTGGGGACTTAGTGGCTACCCTTGCAGCAACCGCAACAGGTCTTGGAGCAATGGCTGGACATGCAAGCGGAATGGCTACACTTGGAACAGCAATGACACAGGTTGGAACTGGTATGACCATGTTTGCAACTGGTTCTGTTGTTGCGGTGACAGCCATGACTGACTTTGGAACAGCTATCACTGTTCTTCAAATAAGTCTGACTCAACTTCCAGCACTTATGACAACAGCTGCAGCTGGCTTCAGTTCCTTTACTGCTCAGGCAGTGGCAGGAGTTTCTGGATTGTCAGCTATTAACGGACCAATTACAGCTTTCAAGGCTCAACTGATGACCATTACACCAGCTTTGATTTCGGCCAGTGGCGGATTTGCAAACTTTAGTGGGCGGACATTGGCTGTTGGTGCAGCAGTAGCAACCATCACAGGACTTCTTGGAGCATTGGTTTCACGTTTATCATCAGCTTCATCAGCTTCAATCAGCATGTCAGCAAGCTTCAGTGTGACTGCTTCATCAGCAAACAGCATGGCTTCTGCAATCTCTTCAGGAGTATCCAGAGCAACTTCAGCAGTTCGCTCTGGTATGACTCAGATGGTTTCAATTGTCCGCTCTTCTGCTAGTCAAATGACTCAAGCGGGTCAACAGGCTGGACAAGGAACAGCTCAAGGAGTGACTGCTGGCATTAGAGGCGGTATTGGTTCAGCAACAGCTGCAATGTCTGCAATGATAAACGCAATCCGTTCTACTGGTATGTCTGGTGCTGGTGCTATGCAGTATGTCGGTGCAATGATTGGCCAAGGTTTAGCTCAAGGCATGTATTCAGCCATTGGAGCTGTCACAGCGGCTGCAAATGCTCTGGTAGCTCAAGCGAATAGAGCAGCACAAGCCAAGGCTCAAATTCATTCACCATCACGCTTGTTCCGTGATGAAGTCGGTCTATTCATTGGCCAAGGTGTGGCAGTTGGTATTGAAAAGAGTACCAAATATGTCAATAAGGCTATGGACAGTATGTTTGACGGCATTGACCGTTTCAACATGCAAGTCAGTGACATGATTGGGGATAATCTGGCATATAGCTTTGACGCTGGCAATTCTTCAAGTTCTGTTGAGGTTACATACCGAAGACAGGACACTGAAGAAATGGGAGTCATCAAAGAAGCATTGTCCACAATCAAAGAATTGGTTGGCAGAGATTTTGTCTTCAATGTCAATGGTCAAGAGTTTGCAAGAGCAACTGGCGACGCAATCAATGAATATACGACACAAAAACAAACAGCGATAAAAAGATTGGGAGGTGATATATAATTGTCAGAACAAATAACAATGAGCTTCAACTCAATAGATACTAGTCCTTTACTAAAAGTACTAAAAGTTAAGCGACAAATAGGGAACGAACGTTCTGTGACAAGTAATTCATCTCCTAAACTTGGGATTCTTTTGCAAAAAGTAAAAACAGATGCAAAAATAATTGAAGTGGAAGTTAGCCTTGCATCGTTTGATATCTCAAAAATTAGTTTTGTGGATACTGTTCAGCCGTCAAACATTTCATTTGGAAACATAAATAAAATTAGAGAGCAAGTGGCTGGCTTATTTAATCAGGATGAAGAACGAATGTTGGTTTTTTCCGATGAACCAGACAGATACTATAAAGCTATTTTAATTGATAAGACAGAGCTTGAT